GATGTGTAAGTCATAGCGATATGCATGACTAGAATCAACGTGTGATATAGAACGATAATTACCATCTGACTGACTAGGCACGGCACCACGATAGCCGTTAGCGTAGTTCAGCAATTTATTCCTATGTTGATTACGTTTTCTACTCATAAATACACGTACACGGCATTATAAGTAACACGATGTAACATTGTCAACTTATATATATGTCGTGTTTTTGCGTATGTGTCATTAGTAACACTGATTAGGGTTGTGTGTGGTTGTGGGGTAGTTTCCTAAACGATTGCACGTTGAACAAAACACGCAGCGTGTTTGTTGTTACACACATAACAACGTGCCCTGGGCACGTTAGTCTGTTTTAACTATTAGTAATAGTGTGTCGGCATTGTTCCAAGGTACGTAGCATAGTTGTTATCCTATTTGTTTGGTCGTGACTGCCTGACTGCCTGACTGCCTAAGGACTTTGCGTGTTCCTTGTTTCGGGCGTTGCGGAATTCCAGAGTTGCGCGATGGGTGGTTGGGAGGTGGTAGGTGAGTGGTGATGAGTGTTAGATGTATGGATGATTGGTGGTTGTAAGGTGGGGATGTAGTAACTGTTAAATGTGGTACGTTGAGGGTGTCTGTGTGCTGATGTGGTGAGGTGGGAGTGGTGATGAGTGTATGGATGTGACAGGGGTGGTGAGGTGGGGTGGTGCAGAGTGTCCAGGTGGTCTGTAGGGGTGGGGTGTGATATGGGTGTCAGGTAGTAAGTGGAGGGGGTATGTCTTAGGTCTGTGTATGTAGTGTGGTAGATACCCCTGACAGAATTTTGTTATAAAAGGGTTTCTCTCACATACCATGTAGCGCCATACCGAAACGTAAAATAACAAGTTCGTTAAGAAATAACAAGAACTTGTTATTTTTCTTAGAAAACACTACTTTCGTGACTGAATAACATGAATAACAAAAAATAACATTCAAATGTTATTCTTATTTTTCTTTCTTGTAACATAATAACTTACACTACGTCTTATAGGACTACGTGTAAGTTATTCTATGTAGTAACGTTGGGGGGGACTATAGGGGGGGAGAGGGATGCAAGGGAGAGGGGGGGATTAAGGGGGGTGTTATGATATGGGTGCAGGAGGTGATAATTTGAAGGTAGTAAAAAATATTGAGGGGGAGGATGTTGAGGTAATTGAGAGGTCAGACAGGTGTCACTGTGGTCACCAGGCGAGGTTTCATCACATACCCATGTGGGATTATCGTGGCAGTGGCATAATGAGTCCTTATGATTTTACCAGGACGCCTTTGCCGTATACCCGTGTCTGCAGGTGGTGTGCAATCCTTGAGTTCAGGGACCTCTCCAGACGGGAACCTGAAAGTGGGTTTCCGAATCCCCAGCACGATGTTGCCCTGGCAGCGCCGGAGCCGGAGCCTGCTCCTCCGTGGGTATCCTGGCCTGACCGCCCTGACGGGGAAGGGTGGTTGTAATCCATGTTAAGGACGCCTTCCGAGAGCTGTGTTCATTACTGGATACTGGAGTCGCCCAACGGGCCTTACAGTTACGGGCGGTGCCGCAAGTGTGGCGGGGAGCGGAAGGACTTTCGGAACGCTTACGAGAATATGCCCAGGATTCGGAGGAAGATTAAGAACCACAAGAGTGGGGACACTCATTACGTGGATGTTCCTGTCTGGAGGCTCTAGGGGGCCGGAACCGTTGTACTTTCAGTTCCGACCCCACATAAGGAGAGTGACACGGCACGTCATAGCCGGCTTCAGACGCACGGATGAAAGTATTAACCCTGATATTTTTTAGGAGTTCAGGGAGGAGGATGCCGTTATACCCCCTGCCGGCGCCGTGTGTCGCCTTGATTATACACATTTCAACCGCTATATTCAGATAATGACCAGCTCAAGACCTCCGGGTATACCTGAACCGCCCCGCAGAAGGTTCGATATAGGACGCCTCAGGCCGCAGATACTTATTTCCATCATGATTCTGGGGATAATTGCGATTACAGGCATGTTCCTTGATATGACCGAGATAGCAGGGGTGGCATCCGCGGGAATAATAGCGCTGGCAAAAGATGTAATCACAACGGACGGTAACTGATATGGGACAGCAGCCTGGTGTGTCGCAGGGAAACCCCCATCCCGACACGGAGATGAAACAGAAACGGTTCCTTGCCGCGTTCCGCAAGATGGGAATCACCTCAAAGGCAGCGGAGGCAGTAGGCATAGACCGTAATACAGTAAGTGGCTGGCGGAAGAATGACCTTATATTCCTTGAACAGATGAATGAGGCCCTGCAGGAGCATAACGACAGGCTGGAAGGGATTCTTTTCGACCTGATTGACGAGATGCACGCGGCTAAAGACTACAAGGCCAACCCGACACTGCTTATTTTCGCACTCAACGGTGCCATGCCCCAGAAGTACAAGGGGACCAACCAGACTACAAGCGACGCGAAAGATGTCCTTTCAGAGTTCAGAAAGGCCATGAGAGATGCAAAGGACGCTCCCCCGACGGCACATAAGGTAGAAAATGTGAAGTCGGCGGTGCAGCAGGCAAAAGACATACTCGACAGCAAGCGCGGCTCGTTCAATGACCCAGACAGCGCCTGACGTAACCGGCTATATCTATGACCGCGTGGGCTTTGAACCCACGGATGCCCAGATGCCCATACTCTCTGCACGGAAACGGTTCATACTGGTGGCCGGGGGAGAGCAGGCGGGCAAGAGCATGATTGCCTCAAAGTACCTGCTGTCAAGGTTTCTTGAGATTAACGAACCTGGACTCTACTGGCTTGTCGCGGCCGACTACGAGCGCACCAGGGCGGAGTTCGAGTACCTGGTGGACGATTTCGCCGCGCTGGGTGTGCTTGCGGAATCCACAAAAAGGGTGGACCCAGGGCGGATAGTACTTGCGGACGGCACCAGGATAGAGACGAAATCCGCAAAAGACCCCAGAACACTTGCCATGAGGGCGCCGGACGGCATCGTCGGATGCGAGGCGTCACAGCTGGACCTTGAGACCTTCTACAGGATGAGGGGGAGGTGCGCCCCGAAACGGGGGTGGCTGTTCCTCTCAGGAACTTTTGAAGGCTCACTGGGATGGTATCCCCAGATGCATACCGCATGGTCGGTGCCGACAGAGGATGAAGAATCATTCTCACTGCCCAGCTACACTAACACGCACCTGTATCCGGGGGGAGTTGACGACCCTGAGATTCAGAGGCTGAAGAGAGATGCAAGCGATGATTTCTTCCTTGAGCGCATTGAAGGCATCCCGTCACCTCCTGAAGGCCTGGTTTTCCCCGAATTTCGACCCAACATCCACGTCTCGTCTCTCAAGTGGGATGTGGGCAGCCCGGTTCATCTCTGGATGGACCCTGGCTACGCTGGGGCTTACGCTGTCGCTGCCGTCCAGATACAGGACGATGTTATTTACGTCATTGACGAGGTCTATGAGAAAGGACTCGTCACGGAAGAGGTGATACAGGTCTGCCAGTCACGCCCGTGGTGGAGGGACGTGCAGTACGGTGTCATAGATGTCGCGGGATACCAGCACCAGGCCATGGCGGCCCCCGCGGAGATATGGATGAAGAACACGGGACTGTACCTGGCATCGAGCAAGGTCCAGATAAACGACGGGACAGAGAGGCTGAAGTCATTTCTGAAACCCGACCCTATTTCAAAGATGCCGGGAGTGGTGATTGACTCCGCCTGCACAGGTATACTCTCTGAGTTCGGGGCGGCACCTAACCCTTTCGACGGGCAGACACGGGCCTACCGATGGAAGACTGACCGTGACGGTAATATCGTGGGGCAGACCCCGGAAGATAAGAATAACCATGGAATAAAAGCATTAATCTACGGTATAGTTGACAACTACGGGTACGGATATGTTAAGGGGCGGAGCGCTATACCAGTGAAAAGGTGGTAGTTTGGCACGCAGAAAAGTCACGGACATCATCGATATGGTGGAGGGACACCACTCCGCAACCTTTCCCCTGAGGGACAGGATGGAGCAGGACCACAAACTCTACCGCCTGGAACCCTACGACGCGGGCGACGGATACCGCAGCTACACATCCAACGAACCACAGGTCATGGCTGACAAGATTGTGAGCTGGCTGACCTCGGCTGAT